AGGATATACAATTTATACAAACGAATAGAAGAATTAAATGAAATACTCAAAAGAAGAACTAAAGAACAGTAAAAGAATATTTAAGAGTGCTACTCCAAAACAAGACCTTTCATGGTATGTAAAGTGGGTAGCAAGTAGTTTTCTTATTGCTGCATTTGCAGTAAGGTCTACACAGGGATTTCCTTTCCTAGACCTTTGTCTATCTTTAGTAGGTGTTTCAGGTTGGTTATGGGTTGGTCTTTTATGGAAAGACCGAGCATTAATTATTTTAAATGCAATCGCAGTATTTATTCTACTATCAGGTCTAATCAGACATTTCTCTCCTCTGCTTATAGCATGAGTGGAGTATATAATCAAACTTATTTTAACAATCACCCTCATGAAAAAGATAGAGAGGGTGTATTATATGGCGTAATACTAGTAAATCAAAGAACATTTGAAAGAGAATGTATCAAAGTAGGGATCGCTAGTGGAAAAGATTGGCGTCATGTAATTAAAAGAAGTCGTGGATTCAAAGGGTATGATTTACGAATCCAGAGAACTTATCACGACACTATTTATAATTGTTGGAAACTAGAGCAAGAACTACATGAAAAGTTTAAACATGATAGTTATAAACCTAAACAAAAATTTGGAGGGCACACAGAGTGTTTCGAAATTTCGTCCCTTATTTTACGGGACTTCCCAAAAAATAATTCTTGACAAATGGTTAAATCTTTAGTATAATATAATTATAAAAATAAAAGAGAGGCAGAATTTGAGACAAATAATTATACCGACACATTGTCCAGCTTGTAATACAGTATTAGACATCGTGAACGACCAATTATTCTGTAGAAACCCAAAATGTCCTGCTAAATCATCAAAAAGAATTGAACACTTTGTCAAAACTTTAAGTATTAAAGGATTGGGAAAAGCAACAATTGAAAAGTTAGATTTACAGGAATATCATGAAGTCTACTCTTTTACTGAAGAAGAACTTATATCCCTATTAGACTCGGAAAAGTTAGGAGCAAAGTTGTTTGCTGAGATAGAAAACTCTAAATCAGCAGACTTAACAACACTCCTTCCAGCTTTTTCGATACCGCTGATAGGGCGGAGCGCATCTAATAAATTGACTAAAAAAGTCTCGAATATATCAGAGATAACCTACGAAAAATGTATAGATAGTGGTCTCGGTCCTAAAGCGGCGTCGAATCTAATAGATTGGTTAGTTAATGAATTTCATTCTAACGAATATTATAAGTTACCCTTCTCTTTCTCTTGTGAGAGAATATCTGAAGTCAGCTATACGAAAGGTATAGTTTGTATAACAGGTAAACTAAAGAGCTATCCGACAAAGGCAGCAGCTCAAAAAGTTTTACAAAGCTATGGATTTGAGACAAAAGATAATCTTACAAAAGATGTAACGATTCTATTAAATGAAAGTGGTATAGAATCAGCAAAAACAAATAAAGCCCAAGCAATGGGCGTAACAATTTACGATAACATAAAAAAATTAATTAAGGAAAATTAATATGGCATTACCAAAATGGACAGATGAAAGAACACAGCAACTAGTGGACTTCATCGGTGAATCAAGCCCTGTTTCACAGGCAATGGTTGCAGAAGCTGCTGAAGATTTAGAAACTTCTACAAGAAGTGTATCTTCAAAGCTAAGAAAAATGGGTTTTGATGTTGAATTAGCTTCAGCATCTGCTTCTAAATCTTTCTCAGAAGAGCAAGAAGCAACTCTTTCAAACTTCGTAACTGATAATAGCGGAGTTTACACTTATGCTGAAATAGCATCAAACTTTGAAGGTGGAGCATTTAGTGCAAAATCAATTCAAGGTAAAATTCTTTCTATGGAATTAACTGAGCATGTTAAACCAGCTCCTAAGCCAGAGAGTGTTAGAACTTACACTCCTCAAGAAGAAGAAACATTTGTATCAATGGTTAACGATGGCGCTTTTGTAGAAGCTATCGCAGAATCACTTGGTAAAAGTGTTAACTCTATCAGAGGAAAAGCTCTTTCATTACTTAGAAGTGGTGACATCAATGCTATTCCTAAGCAAGAGCACACAAAAGGTTCAAGCAAAGCTGATGTTTTAGCTGACCTTGATATTTCTGAAATGACTGTTCAAGAAATTGCTGATAACATCGGCAAAACTGTAAGAGGCGTCAAAACAATGTTAACCAGAAGAGGTTTACAATGTGCTGATTACAATGGAGCAGCTAGAAAAGAAATAGGCTAACTAGTATTATTTAGCGGGGGAGTGCAACACTCCCCTTTTTTTGAGAGAGATAAATGAATATTGCTAGTGCTTTACTAAAACAAGTAGTTATACAACAAGATTTAGATACTTGGTCTCAGGTAAAAGAAATTTATTTACCAAATGAGTACCGAGGGATTTTTAGCATCTTGGAAAAGCACGTTGACAATTATCAATCTCTCCCAACCTTTGCTGAGTTAAAAGCTGGGCAAAGAGACCAAAATATCCAAGAAAAAATATCTGCTATTGAATCTATAGATGTAGAAGTAGATGCAGATATGTTACTTGACTATCTTAAAAATGAATATACTCAAACCGAGATATTAGATGAAATTGACAAGTATGTGGATAAAACTGTCACTATGGCTAGTGCAGAAGAAAATATAGAACAGCTACAAGAAATAGTTCTAAATGTAAGTGATAAAGTAGATGTTACACCACCTTCAGAAAGTATGCAAACTATTACACTTTTTGAAGATGATGAACAAAGAGCAAAATATTTACCTTTAGGACTAAATACAGATTATGACGCAAGCGTCAAATTTTCACCCAAAGACCTAGTGCTAGTTGGTGGACGAAGAGGTTCAGGTAAGTCATTGACTTCTTGTAACCTTGCTGTTAATGTTTATGATTCAGGAAGAACAGCTCTCTATTTCACTATTGAGATGGATAGCCGTTCTATACTGCAAAGAATGTGTTCTATCAGCACAGGAGTTACTTTTACAAATATTCGTGACAAAGTTATGAATACAGAAGAGTGGAATCTTGTTGCTGGTTGGTGGGCAAATCGTTTTCAGGGTGGAGACGAATTACTCAGAGAATATGAATCACATAGAGACTTTGATGAGTTTCATAGAAACTTAACTAAGAATCCATTAACCGAAGACAGACAATTAGATGTAATCTACGATCCAGCCCTCACTCTCTCAAAAATCCAAAGCGAACTCGATAAGAGGGTAAGTCGCACAGACATTGGTATCGTAATCGTAGATTATCTAAACCAAGTTCGTCGCCACAATGCACCAGGCAAAAACAGTCAATATGACTGGCAGGAGCAAATAGAAATAAGTAAGAAACTAAAGTCTTATGCTCAAGAGTATGAAACTTTAGTTTTTGCTCCCTACCAAACAGATTCTACTGGAGAGGCTAGATTCGCAAAAGGTATATTAGATGCAGCCGATGCTGCTTACTCCCTTGAAACATGGGAGCCGACAGATAGATGTATGACATTTAACTGTACAAAAATGAGAAATAACGAAGTAAAAGGTTTCTCTAGTGAAGTCAACTGGAAGTCATTAAAAATTGGTCCCGCTTCTGCATTGACTCCTACAGAGAAAGAAAAAATGAAAGAAGATATGGGACTAGGAACAGAAGGTGAAGAGGCACAAGACTTATGAGATTATTAGAAGAAGTCTATCAAATAAATAACTCAGGATTAGGAGATGTCAGAATATTCTCTGATAGAATGTTTTGTTACAAAAGATACTATGTTGATTGGGGTAATGGTAATGAAACCATGTTCTCTGGTTTATGGTATAAACTACCTGAAGTAAAAAAGATAGTAGAGAAAGAAGTATTTGGAGATAGATGATGATACTTTACACAGAAAAGCAGTTACAAAATGCATATATAGTATATGTAAGAAAACTACATGAATACAACCTTAGTGATAAAATTTATGTAAAGATTCCTACACTAGAAGAATTTAGACCTATGTATGAGGCAGAGATGGAGCTACAGTATGGAAACGACTCAATCCAATAACGAATTTAGAAAACATGAAAAAATATGCAAGTTATTAGGTATACCTCTAACTTGTCCACACTGCGGAGAAAAATTAGATGATACAGATAATACAAGGAGATTGCGTTCAGAAACTTACAAGACTGAAACCAAGAACCGTTAATACATGTATTACTAGTCCTCCATACTGGCTATTAAGAGATTATGGCACAGGAAGATGGGTAGGTGGTAGAGCGGATTGCGACCACTTAGGCGACACTATGAGAGCATGGACTATTAGTAATGCAACTAAAGCTCCTAGAGAGTTTTATAGAGAGGAATGTCCAAAATGTGGAGCAAAAAGAGTTGATGATAAACAGTTAGGACTAGAAGAAACTCCTGAAAGATTTTTAAGAAATATGGTAAGAGTATTTAGATTTGTAAAAAATGCTCTAAGAAATGATGGAACACTATGGTTAAATATGGGAGATAGTTATCATCACCATAATTTACAATTAAATGGCATGCCATGGAGACTTGCTTTAGCATTACAAGAAGATGGGTGGATATTAAGACAAGATATAATTTGGCATAAACCAAATCCCATGCCAGAGAGCGTTAAAAATAGATGCACAAAAGCACATGAGTATATCTTTCTATTTAGTAAAACAAAAAAGTATTATTTTGACCATAAAGGAATTATGGAAGAAGCAGTGTATGAAGAAGGATTAAGAGCAAAGCGTTCTGTTTGGACTCAGGCAGGAGATTCTGCACCACAGTCTGACCACTTTGCAACTTATCCGCAAAAATTAATAGAGCCCTGTGTAATCGCAGGTAGTCCAAAGGGCGGAGTAGTTTTAGACCCTTTCGCAGGATTAGGAACAACAGGAATTGTTGCAGAAAATTTAGGAAGAGATTCTATAATGATAGAACTAAGTAAAGAATACATAAGAGAAATGAAAAAGAGAATAAAAAAATTAACATGATAGTAACAGATGAAAAAATATTAAGACAAATGTCTAAAGAGTGGAAAAATGATAGTCCTCATTCTAAAGAGGAACTAGATACTATTATACACGAAATGAGTCAAGCCATGGATAAATATAATGGTATAGGGATATCAGCAATACAAATAGGATATCCTTGGAGAATATTTTTAGCAGGTAATCCTGCACAAGTTTTTATAAACCCAACAATACTAGAAAGAAGTAGTTATACAAAAGTAGATTGGGAAGGGTGTTTAAGTTGCCCAGGAGCGCATGTAAGAGTAAGACGTTCACATAGTATAAAAGTGAAGTATACAAATGAAGAAGGAATAGTAATAAAACGAAAATTTAAGGGATTCGATGCAAGAGTTATTCAACATGAGTTTGACCATCTTAACGGATTTTTAATTACAGACAGAGGAAAGGTATATCAAGAATGACAGTAGAAGAACTATTAGTAGAAGAAAAAATAAAATTTAAACAGTCTCCAGCAGACTTTGTTGTGCATTGTCTAAATCCAGAGCATGATGACACTAATCCAAGTATGAGAATAGATAAGATTACAGGAGTATTTAATTGTTTCTCTTGTGGGTTTAAAGGAAATATTTTTAAGCATTTTCATAAACCAAGTAACTATTTAGACATAAAGAGAGAAAAAGTAAAACAAACAATAGAACGAAAAAGGTCTGAATCAATCGGGTTAGTTATGCCGAAAGATTTAATTCCATATAGTGGCACTTGGAGAAATATAAAAGCAGAAACATACAAAGAGTTTGAGGCATTTTTCTGTAATCATGCTCCATACACTGATAGAATTGTTTTTCCAGTTAGAGATATAACAGGAAAAATTGTAGCTTTTAATGCTAGAATTAGACATGAGAAGAATATAACAGGACAACCAAAATATATAAATCACCCCCCAAGAGTAAAATTACCTCTATTTCCTACTAATATTACTCCAATCAAAGGAAGAGTATTACTAGTAGAAGGTATATTTGATGTAATAAATCTATATGATAAGGGATTAACAAATGCACTTTGTTCTTTTGGGATAGGAAATGTAACTCCTCAAAAATTACAACTATTGAAGATGAAAGGAGTTGAGCAAATAGATATTTTTTATGACCCGGATAGTGCAGGTCAAGTAGCAATAGAGAAAGTTGTAGAAATGTGTGATAAAGTAGAGTTAAAACATTATCATGTAAGAATACCCTCAGATTTAGGAGACCCAGGTGCTCTTTCTGAGCAATCAGTTAAAGAATTAAAACAGTCATTGTACTCAGAAAAATAATACTTGACACGAGGTTAAAAATTTAGTATAATATATAATATGAAAAAAATAGCATTAATAGAAAGTAAACCAAGCAGAAACAAGTTCTTTGAACTGTTTGAGAATAAGATTCAGTTTGATTCTTATGTTCTTTGTTCTAATCCGCAAATTAAGAAAGTTCTTAAAAGAGATGTGGATATTAATATAGATTTAGATAAGTATGACTGGATAATACTGGTAGGTTCTGAGCCTCTTAAATATTTTACCAAAATAAATTCTATCACCGAATATACTGGTAGAATTGTTGAGGATAAGTTTCTTCCTGTTATTAACCCAGCCATGCTTGCCTTTAAACCTGAGGCAAAGAAAACATGGATAGAATCTAGAGATAATATTGTAAAGTATATCGCTGGAGAACTAAAACAAGAAAAACTGGACAGTGAAAACTGTTTTGGAATTACAGATAGTAGAGAACTTAGTCGTTTCTTAATTGAAGCAAGAGACCATGAAAATGATTTTATTGCACTTGACTCAGAAACTTCTAGTTTATATCCTCGTGATGGACATATGATAGGTGTAAGTTTAGCATTTAAAGAAAATCATGGAGCATATTTTACTACAGACTGTATTGATAGAACTTGTGAAGTTTTACTACAGCAAGTCTTTAATAAGAAAAAAGTAGTATTTCATAATAGTAAATTTGATATTGCTTTCTTTAAGTATCAATTTGGATTTAAGTTTCCAAATTTTGAAGATACTATGTTAATGCATTATACACTAAATGAGAATCCAGGCACTCACGGCCTAAAACAACTCGCTCTCAAATTTACTCCTTATGGAGATTATGAGAAACCTATGTACGATTGGATCT